GACCGGCGAGGTGAGCACGATCGGCACCGGCCGCGACCCGCTCGGCGCGCCGGTGGTGGCAGTGACATCGCCGGGTGGGGTGGTTAGAAATTCGCTCGGCGAAATCGTGTGGCGTCCGGGCTGGAATCAACTGCTCAACGTGATGCCCACGACCGTAGCTACGGTGGCAGACCGCGCAGGAGATCCGCGCTATTCGACCGCCACAAACAACGGCGGAGGCACGTCGGAAATCGACAAGGGGCGCACGGACCCCTGCACCGGATTGCCTACCCTCAAGATGACGTGCCCGGCCGGCGCTGCGACGCAGTACCAGAACGTCACATGGGACAACCTCACGCCCATTGAGATGGGCGATGACGACGTGTGGCTGTTCAGTGTCTATTGCCCACCGCGCGGAGCGGGGGCAATCGTGAATGTGTTTCTCTGCCCGACCAGCACGTACACGGGGGCCAGCTACCGCAGAATGCAGTGCCCGACAACCCACGGTGCTCGTCTAGCGCCGGGCTGGAACGTAATCGCGTTTCTGAACAACGAGGTCCGAATCAGTTCTACGACATACGGCGTGCGCGGGACGAATCAGTATGCGGATTGGGAACATGTCGGCAGCGCCGCCAAGGACCAGCAGACACAGTGCATCCGCGTGCAAGTGGGGATGACCTCCGCCCCGGAGGCGCCTACTGATTTCTGGGTCGGGTCCGTGCATCGCGCGCCAGCAGGTTGGTGTAAGTCCGCAATCATGTGGGGGGCGGACGACATCCCGAACGGTTGGGGCGACTACGGAATTCCGATCATCGAGAGCTACGGCTGGCGGACGACGCTAAATCCGTCCTCGGCATACACGGACCCGCTCTATACCACGCACATGAATCTGGACGTGATCCGCCAATTGAGTGATCGCGGGCACGAAGTATGGGGGCATGCGCGCATCCATGACAACATGGAGGACGCTATCGACAAAGTGACCCCGCTCAAGGCCGCGCGAGATTTCTGGGCGAGTCAGGGATTTGGCGTGGCTGCGCAGTTCATGTCGTGGCCGTTCGGGGCATACGATGCCGCAGCCGTGAGTGCCGCAAAAGCGCTCGGCTATCGAGCGTCGCGCGCTACGGTGGGCTGCGGGACGGCCTGGGCGCCGACGCTAAACCCATATCAGCTACCCGGATGGACTTTCGAGGGCACGACCAACCCTTGGCAGTCGGATGCGCAAATCCATGGCACGATTTTGCGCGGGCAGTCGATGATGGCGTATGGGCATAACACCATTCCAGGCGGCGCCGGGCTCAATACGCGGCCTGCGGAGCTACAGCACTACGCAGACCATCTGCGTAGGTGGTGCGACCTTGTGGCAGAGCACGAGTCCGCGGGGAGGTGCGTCGTCGTCACGCCGAGCGAGTATTTCCAGCTGTGTGGACTGGACATGCACACAGCGACATTTGTCGAGTGACCCCGTTCTAATCCCCCTCGCGCGCCCGTCACGTCGGCTGGAGCGCACCTGACCTGGCAGGCTCCAGGCCGCCGAGACAATCGGCACACCTCCGCAGCCCGGCCCGTGCCGGGCTTTTTGCTGCCCTGACGGACGATCGACATGCTGCATATCGCGCCCACCGCAACGCCGCCCGCGCTGCTGATCGAAGAGGCCAAGCTGCACCTGCGCGTCGACCACGACGCCGAAGACGCGCTCATCCTCGGCCTCATCGTCGCCGCCACTGCGGCCGCCGAGCACGAGATCGGCCGTCAGCTCGTGACACAGACCTGGCAGACCTGGCTCACCGGATGGCCCGACGCCGACACCCTCGCGCTCGCGCAGACGCCGGTGTCCGCCGTGGCGATCAAGTACGACGACCCGACCGGCGTCGAGCGCACGCTCGCCGGCGCCGACTACGTGCTCATCCCCGGCGACGTGCCCGCCGTCATCCGCGTCTCCGCCGCCTGGCCTGCACTGTCGAGCGCGGTGCCGTACCCGGTTCGTCTCACCGTCACTGCCGGCTACGGCACCGCGGCGCAAGTCCCCGAACCAATCCGGCAGTGGATCAAGGCCCGGCTCGGCACGATGTACCTGCAGCGCGAAGCGCACATCACCGGGACGATCGTCGCCGACACGCCCTACGTCGACCGCCTGCTCGATCGCTACCGCACCTGGCGCGCCTGACCACGATGCCTGACCGTGTCCCCTCCCTCCTGCAGACGCTCTCCCACTACGGCGAGCAGATCCTGCAAGCGGTGGTGCTCGCCCTCGTCGGCATGCTGATCGGCATCGGCCAGCTGCTGGCCAGCGCAGAGCTGCTCACCTGGCGCATCGTCGTCGGGCGCGCGCTATCGACAGGGGGGCTTGGCGCCGCGGCCGGCACTGCGCTGATGTGGGTGCCCGACCTCACCTTCGCCGGCCAGATCGGGCTGGCCGCCGCGCTGGCCAGCCTTGGGACGTCGGCTCTCGAGCGCCTCTTCCAGCGCTGGCTGGGGGGCGCCAAGTGAACGCGATCCACGTGCTCATCATCGTCGTCTCGCTCGCCATCGCGGCGTACGGCGCCTACGAAACCGTGTGCGCGCGCCAAGCCAGTGAGGCCGAAGCGCAGCACAAGGAGCGCAAGAAATGACCCTGCCCGACAAATCTCTATCATGGCCCATCGCCTGGGCTGCGGTCGAAGAGATCGCCCGCTCCGAAAGCTGCCGCCTCACCGCCTATCGCTGCCCGGCCGGCGTGCCCACCATCGGCTGGGGTCGCACCCGTGGCGTGCGCATGGGCGATACCTGCACGCAGGCGCAAGCCGACCGCTGGCTGCTCGAAGACATCGCGGAGGCCGCCGAGGGCGTGCGCAGCAAGCTCGCCCGCGACGCCTCGCCCAACGAGCTCGGCGCCATGGTCTCGCTCGCCTACAACATCGGCCACCAAGGGTTCGCCAGATCGACGGTGCTCCGCCAGCACAACGCCGGCGACTTCCAGTCGGCGGCCCGCGCTTTCGCGCTCTGGAACAAGTCCGGCGGTCGTGCGCTGTCTGGACTCACGGCCCGCCGCGCCCGCGAGGCCGCGCTCTACCTCACGCCCGACTCGGACGACCCGCTGCCCATGCCGCAGGCCGTCGAGGCGGAATCCGGCCTCGCCCGCTCGCCCATCGCCGTCTCCGGGGGCCTGTCGATCGCCGCGGCCCTCGCCGCGCTGGTCGGGCAAGACTCCGAGCAGGCCGCCGCCGTCGCCGCCGCGCTCGGTGTCGACCCGGTGTTCGGTGTCGTCATCGTCGCCGCCTGGAGCGGCGCCGTGGCCGTCTACAACCGCATCAAGCAACGGAGGCAGGGATGGGCATAGTCATGCAGTGGCGGCCGCGTGCGCGGCCCGCATCCGACGCGCTGCGCTGGTCCGAGGCGTTCGAGACCATCGCCGCCACCAACCTGCGCATCTGTTTCGCCTGGCAGCGCGTCATCCTGCGCGCGCTCTGGCGCATGTGAGGCTGCAATGACAATCGCTGCAGGGCACATGCGCCACCGGATCACCATTGAATCGAGCGCACAGTCGCGCGACGAGTGGGGGGGCGTCATTGAGACGTGGTCGCACGTCGCGGAAGTGTGGGGAGAGGTGCGCCCGCTGTCAGGCAGGGAGTTCGTGGCCGCGCAGGCTGTACAGGCCGGGGTGACGGCTCGCATCACGATCCGCTTCCGGTCCGACATCGCTGCGGCGATGCGGGTCCGGCATGGTGCAGACGTCTATAATGTGCGCGCGGTACTGCCGGACCCGACTCTAGCGGGGCATCTGACGCTCATGTGCGAGACGGCGGTCAATAATGGATGATGCCGACCGCGCCCGCCTCGCCCGCATTGAGGCCAAGCTCGATGCGCTGCTCGGAGCACTAGACGCCGACGAACTTGATGAGCCGCAATTCTCGTTCGACGGCGACCTGCTACCCGTCGCACGTGACCAAGAGGCCCCGCTGTGAAAGTCGAAGTCCAGATGACCGGCCTTGACGGCGTGCTCGACACCCTCAAGCGACTGCCGCCCGAAGTCGTCAGCAAGCGCGGCGGACCGGTGCGCCGCGCGCTCGCACGGGGCGCCAAGCTCATCCGCGACAACGCCCGCGCGGCACTTCAGCGCTCGATCGACGCCGCGGGCGCCACCGGCATCACCGAAACCACCGGCTTCACCGCAAGCAACGTCATCATGAAGCGCAGCCGGCTCGACCGTATCAACGGCGAACGCTACGTCGTCACCGTGCGGCCCAAAAAGCACCCCAGCGGCCACCAGTACCGCAAGCGCACGATCCAGACCAACGACATCGCCTTCATCATGGAGCAGGGCAGCTCGAAGCAGCCGGCGCTCCCCTGGCTGCGCCCCACCTTTGCCGCCCACGCCGCCGAGGCCATCCGCACCATCGAGACCACGCTCGCGGCCGACGTCGAGCGCCTCGTGAAGAAGCTCGCCGCGCAGAACAGAGGCCGATGATGCTGCCACCGATCTACCCCACACTCGCGGCAGCCCCTGCTGTGGCCGCGCAGGTGGCCGCCCGCATCTATCCCCACGCCGAGGCCCCGCAAGACGTCGAAGCCCCCTACATCACCTGGTTCCTCGCCGGCGGCAGTCCGGAAAACACCCTCTCCGAGTCGCCCCTCGTCGATCGCATCACCGTGCAGATCGACTGCTGGCACCCCACCAGCTCCGGTGTGGTGCAGATGGCCGTGGCCGTGCGTGACGCAATCGAGCCGCACGCGCACATCACCGGCTACCCCATCAACATCCGCGACCCCGAAACCA